GCATCGACGGGATGATGCAGAAGCTGCAGCTGTGGTTGCAGCCTTCGGAAATCTTCAGGTAGGCGTAGTGGCGTGGCGTGAGCTTGATGCCCTGCGGCGGCACCAGATCGATCAGCGGGTTGTGCTCGGTTTTCGGCGGAATCACCTCATGCACCGCACTGACTACTTGCTCGTACTGCTGCGGACCCGTCACCGCCAGCACGCTGGGGTGTACGTCGCGGATGCTGTCTTCGGCCACGCCCATGCAGCCAGTGACGATCACCTTGCCGTTTTCGGCCAGCGCTTCTCCGATGGCGTCCAGCGACTCGGCCTTGGCACTGTCGATGAAGCCACAGGTGTTGACCACCACCACGTCGGCATCCTGGTAGGTCGGCACGATCTCGTAACCTTCCATGCGCAGCTGGGTCAGGATGCGTTCGGAGTCGACAGTTGCCTTCGGGCACCCCAAGGAAATAAACCCTACACTTGGAGCTTTCTTAGTTTGAGTAGTTGTCATCACTGATCACGGGGGAATGCAAAATTAGCGCGCGAGTATACAGCTATCTGAGGTTTTCCGATCCCCGGCAGGCGACCGGCAGCAGTGCCGACCGTCAGCTGCAGTACGCTCAGCGTTGGGCGGCAGAGCGTGGCCTGGTGCTCGATGAGTCATTGTCGCTGCGCGATGAGGGGTTGTCGGCCTACCACCAGAACCACGTCAAGCAGGGGGCGCTTGGGGCTTTTCTGCGTGCCGTCGACGAGGGGCGCATACCGGATGGCTCGGTGTTGATCGTGGAAGGCCTCGACCGGCTGAGCCGGGCCGAGCCGATACAGGCGCAGGCGCAGCTCGCGCAGATCATCAATGCCGGCATCACGGTGGTGACGGCCAGCGATGGCAGGGAGTACAACCGGGCCGGGCTCAAGGCACAGCCGATGGATCTGGTGTATTCGCTGTTGGTGATGATCCGTGCGCACGAGGAATCCGACACGAAGAGCAAGCGCGTGAAGGCGTCGATTCGCCGTCTGTGCGAAGGCTGGGTGGCAGGCACTTATCGCGGGTTGATTCGCAACGGCCAAGATCCTCAGTGGCTGCGCTGGGATGGCCAGGCGTGGCACCTGATACCCGAGCGAGTAGAGGCGGTGCGCTATGCCATCGAGCTGTACAAGCAAGGTGAGGGGGCGACCCGAGCGGCGCGCAAGCTGGCCGAGCGTGGTTATGTACTGAGTGATTGGGGGATTGCCGGGCAGCAGATTTATCGGCTGGTGAAGCTGCCGGCATTGCGCGGTGCCAAGCGCATCAGTGTCGACGGCGAGGATTACCTGCTGGAGGGATACTACCCGCCCGTGCTGACCGATGAAGAGTACGAAGCCCTGCAGGCGGCAACCGAGACCCGGCACGGTCGACGCGGGGCGCCTGAGATTGTCGGCCTGGTAACGGGCCTGGGAATCGCCTACTGCGGCTACTGCGGTACCGCTGTCGTAGCGCAAAATCTTCTGAGTCGGGCGCGTAAGGATGGCACTGTAGCCGATGGCCATAGGCGACTGCATTGCACGTCGTACAGCAAGAGCACGGGCTGCAAGGCGGCCAGCTGTAGTGTGGTGCCGGTCGAGAAGGCGTTGCTGTCCTACTGCTCCGATCAGATGAACCTGACCAGGCTGCTCGAGCCCGCGGACGATGGCCAGCAATTACGCCAGCGGCTACAGGCGTGCCGGCGAAAGCAAGCAGACGTGGAGCGGCAGCTGCAGAGGATCACAGAGGCGCTGCTGGCCGACGACCAGGGCGCTGCGCCGCTGGCGTTCGTGCGCAAGGCGCGCGAGCTCGAAGCGCAACTGGGGCAGTTGCAGGCCGAGGCCGAGCACTTGGAGCGAGAGCAGGGCAAGGTGGGTCAGACGCAGACGCCGGCCGGCGCCGAGCTGTGGCGCAAGCTGGCAATCGAGGCGCAGGACATCAAAAGCCCGGCGCGCGAACAGCTGCGGCAGTTGGTGCTCGATACGTTCAGCCGGATAACGGTGTATATGCGGGGCTTGGTGCCTGACCCGAAGTCGAAGGTCATACACCTGGTGCTGGTGTCGCGTTCGGGGCAGCGGGTTGTGCTGGATGTTGATCGGCGGTCGGGTGCCTGGAAGGCAGGCCGCGACCGCCGTGGGTGATCAGGCAGCTTTCTTGCCGATCAGGATGGCCGCCAGTTCAGGGTCGCCGGGTGGGCTGCTGTGCACCACCAGGTGGCCCATACCCTCCCAGTAGTTTTCCTGCACCTCGATGCACACCCGCCAAGCGGCCCAGGCCACATCGGCGCCGACTTCGAGCACGTTGCCTGCATCATCAACGATGGCCAGGCGCGCCGGCTTACCTTCTGCCGTGGTGCAGCTGAAGCCGGTGCTGGCCGTGGCGCTGATGCGGGCGGCCTGCAGCTGGGGGTTGGGTACTGAATCTTTCATGCTGCCTCCGACTGCTTGCGCCAGGCGCCGAAGGCGTCGAAGACGCGCTCGGCTTGGGCGGTGGTCAGGGTTGCTTGGTAGGGCATGGCTATCCATGCCATGCCTATGAGGTGGTTCGGGTTGCACCGAGCTTTCAGCTCGATCGAGCGCGGCTCGATCACGTCGATCAGGCTTTCGGCGCGGTAGATGCCATCCAGTGCCAGTTCCTCGCTCTTCATGTAGGGCGCGGCGTTGTCTGGCCGGTGCAGGCCGGCGAGGTAGATCGTCCAGCGGTACGGCCTTTCGGTGATGGCGTCGACCAGGGCGACACGGCTGTTGCTGGTGACCAGCGTGCCGTTCTTCCAGTTGATGATGGTCTGCAGCTCCAGATGCTCGACATCGAGCACGGCCACATGGTTGCTGCGCAGCATCGACCGGTAGTAGTTGGCCAGGCGTGCCTGGTGGTTGTAGGGTTTGCGCTGGCTCATGCGGCATCCTCACTATTGATGGCATTGCAAGGCGAATGCTGCTGCTCCCACTCTCGAAACCTGGCCATTGCCAAGGGCTTTAATTCTGTCCACCCGATGGGCCACCCCATCAGCCACTCGACCCATTCCGGGTTCAGCTGGCCACCTTTTCCACCTTCCGGTGATACGGCGGTTTTCAGGCGTACCTGTTGGCCCTTGGCTTTGCGATCGATAAGTGATTGGTTGCTCCACTTGTTGCTGTCCGAAGCTGTCGGCGTTGGCCACAGTTGCACCATCACACCCAGGCTTGGGCTCTTGCGGTGATAATCTCCCGGGCTGCCATTGCGCTTCCCGTCGCTGGCCAGTGGTGTCGGCCAGAGTTTGGCTGCCGAGCTGAGCCCCCATCCCGCGTTCTTGCTGGCGCCTGGCTGGTTGTGATTGCCATGCACTGTTGGGGTGGGCCACAAGCCAGAGTCGGTCGCGCTGATGGGGCGCTCCAAGGTCGGATGCTGATAGACGTAGCCAGCTCGCGTCATACCCCAGTTTGGCAAGGTCACTGATGACCACGGCAAGGCCTCGTCCCACAAGCAGTGGTGAGTTCTCCACGAAGACGAAGCGAGGCAGAACCTCACCGACGATTCGTGCCATTTGTTTCCACAGGCCTGATCGGCTGCCATCGATGCCGACACCGGCGCCGGCTGCTGAGATGTCCTGGCACGGGAAGCCGCCAGATACGACGTCAACAAGGCCTCGCCATGGTCTGCCGTCAAAACTGCACACGTCAGACCAAATCGGGAAAGCTGGGAGGCATCCATCGTTTTGTCGTTGCGCCAGAATTTGTGCTGGGTAGGCATCACGCTCAACGGCGCAGAGGGTTCGCCATCCGAGCAGGTGACCGGCGAGTATTCCGCCACCAGCGCCCGCGAAAAGAGCCAGCTCATTCACTGTGCCCCCTTGAAAATCTTCGTCATGCCGTAGTCCACCGCGCGACCGCGCAGCAGCAGTGCCTTGGTCAGCTTACGGCGGTCGTTCTGGCTGTGGGTGGCCTGGCGCAACAGGCCGAAGTGGCTGTTGGCGGTTTCGCGTAGGCTGTCGGCTGGGTGGTGTGCGGCTGCGCGCAGGGCGTTGGCAACGGTGCGGCGGCGCGTGATGCGTCGGTGGGGCTTGATCACCTGGCCAACTAAGTCGATGCCGCGCTCGGCCGGCTGGAGGATGGTCTTGGTCGGGTTCAACTTGGCGTGCAGGCGGTCGGCCAGGAAGGCTTCGATCTGCTTGCGCCAGGTGTTGAGCTGCTGCGGGCTTTCGTGCAGCAGCACGAAGTCATCGACGTAGCGGATGTAGTGCCGGGCGCGCAGCTGGTGCTTCACGAACTGGTCAAGGGCGTTGAGGTAGATGTTGGCGAAGAACTGGCTGCTGAGGTTGCCGATCGGCAGGCCCAGGTAGGCCGGTTGCGCAGCAAGGCGCTTGTGCTGCGGCACGCGGTTGACCAGGCGGTGCGGGCTGCGCAGGTAGTAGCTGTCGCGCGGGTCGTGCCAGAGAATCTGCTGGGCTAGTGCCTGCCAGGGTTGCTCGGGGATGGCGGCCTGCAGCTGGCTGGCCAGTACGCGTTTGTCGATGCTGACAAAAAAATTAGCCAAATCCATCTTGCAGTACCAGGCCGGTCGCCTCCAGTTCTGGGTGATGCTGCGGGCCTTGCGCTCCAGTCTCTGGGCGGCGTAGAGGGTGCCGCGCCCTTTGATGCAGGCGCAGCTGTCGGCGATGAAGGTGCGCTCGATGCGTGCGCCGACGTGGTTGTAGAGCAGGTGGTGCACGATGCGGTCACGGTAGGCCGCGGCCCATACTTCACGGTACTTCGGGCGGGTGACCACGAAGCAGGTGGAGGGGCCGGGCTGGTAGGTGCCGCTGTTCAGCTCGGTGTGCAATTGCATGATGTTGCGCTCCAGGGTGAACTCGAATGCCAGGGCCGATTGGCTGCCGCGCTTGCTGCGTCGGCAGTCGTAGTACGCCTGCATGAGTGCCTCGATAGAAAAGCCAGCATGGCCTGGGGTAAAACCGTTCGATGCTGCGGACGGCGAAAGCGGGCCGCGCGTTGTCCTTGTAGTCGTTGTTCTGGTTGCCATCGTCGAAGTTCTGGATCCACGCGTTGTTCGGGCCGTTCTGCGCCAGGTCGTGCTATCTACGTCGCGCTGCCGAAGGCTGAAGCCGATCAGCGGCGAAACTGCGCGGGGCCTGCCCGGACGAAGCCGGGTGGTTCCCCTGATGCGCATGTCGGTGGCCGGGTAGGCCAGCGGCACGACCAGAATCAAAATCGCACTGTCATGAGGGCCGTGACCCTCATGCCTCTGGCGATGCGGCGGCATTTTTTTTCCATCCCGTGGCCTGCCGGCCTATGTCGTCGGTGAGGACGACGGTGCGCCCGTGCTGCTTCGGGCTGAGCACCCCCAAGTCGACTGCAAGGCGCAAGCTCAGCTCGATGACCTGTAGCTTCTCCAGCGCTTGCTGGATGTGGCCGACTCGCTCCTGACCGCTCGCGCTGTTGGCACGAAAGATCAGCAGTGATAGATCGAAGCATTCGTTGAGCACTCGCTGGTCGAGGGTGAACCCGAATGGGCGCCGCCAGTTGGCGATCAGCTCGGAGACGAGCAGTGCCAGCTCAGCGAGGCGCTTGTAGATCGGCAGGTGTTTGGCGATGGCCATGCTGGAAAACTCGCTTACCGCGCGCTACGCGCGCGGTGATTCAAGTGCGTTAAGGGTTGAAGGGATAAGGATTCTGCGGACGGCGAAAGCGGGCCGCGCGCGGTCCTTGCAGTCGCTGTCCTGGCTGCCAACGCCGAAGTACTGGATCCACGCGTAGTGCGGGCCGCCCTGCGTGCTGGTAATCCACCAGCCTTTGTCGTTGAACTGTTCGGGGATGTTGGCCCAGCAGAGGAAGGCCTCGGCCTGGGCGGGCAGGTAGAGGTCGCGGTGACCTTCGGACTCTTGCTCACTCGCCCACAGTGCGGCCGGGTGTTCGGTACCGGATGCCAGCAGAGCCTTGGTGTTGGCCATGCCGTCGCGGCGGTAGTTCGCGCCGTCGGTACGCTTGCCATGGCCGCCGTAGGTAATGGAGGCAATCTGTGCATGGACGGGGGCCACCAAGTGGTAATCCGGGTTACCGTCTTCGCCACGAATAACGCCGACATAGGTGCCGCCCTGGCCATGCCAGTGCTGGCCGATAGCGGGCGGAATCAGGTAGTTGTCGCGGGT